TTGGGAGAAGAATATCGCGATAAAGATTTTACTGGTAAAGACATATGCCGTAAACGAGACATAGACCTTTACTTTAATAAGCGAGACCATCGTTTTAGTAGTAGTGGTTTGAGGCAGAGAGTTTGTGACCAAGAAAAGAAATATGAGTACTAATTATGAGTGATGATAAAATTGCACAACATTTAAATATGAGACCTTTGGAAGAAGCAGAGGAAGAAAAACAAGAAATTTTAGATGAACTCAATCCGGATAAATTACCCAATTTGCCGGCGAATGCATTTTCAACAAATGACGAAGTCACAAATTTACCAGTAGAGAAACAAGCTGGCGAATTAGTTCCAGCAGACGAACTTGCTCAAGAAAATTTAAAAGACATTGAATTAGCAAAAGCCAATATTGAGAATATTATTGGTTTAGGTGATAGTGCAGTTAAAGAAATGGTTGAAATTGCAAAACAATCAGAATCACCAAGAGCATTTGAAGTTGTATCTACTTTAATGAAAACTCTACTAGACGCAAACAAAGATTATGTTGAAATGTCAACAAAGAAAAGATATGCAAAAGAAGAACAAGCACCTTCTACACAAGTCACAAATAATAACCTTATTGTATCCACTGCAGACCTACTCAAAATGATTAAGGATAGTGGAGAAGATGGATAAAGGTTACTTAGGTAATACCTACCTTAAAAAGGCTGGCGAAGAAATTGAATTTACGCCTGAGCTTTTAAAGGAATTTGTAAAGTGTTCTAAGGACCCAATATACTTTGCAGAAAATTATATTAAAATCGTACATGTTGATAAAGGTCTAGTGCCTCTTAAAATGTATGATTATCAAAAAGATATTACAGAAAAGATTACAAACAATAGACGTGTTGCTGTATTGACAGCAAGACAGAGTGGAAAAACTACAACAGCTGTTGGAGTTATTTTACATTATATTTTATTTAATGAACACAAAACAGTTGCTATTCTTGCTAATAAAGGTGATGCTGCAAGAGAAGTTCTTTCAAGAGTTCAACTTGCTTATGAAGCTTTGCCTAAATGGATGCAACAAGGTGTAGAAGAATGGAATAAAGGTAATATTACCTTAGAGAATGGTTGCAAAATATATGCTGGTACGACCACATCATCAGCAATTAGAGGTAAATCTATCAGTTTCCTCTATCTTGACGAGGTGGCATTTATTGAAGGCTTTGATGAGTTTTTTGCTTCGGTATATCCGACAATCTCATCTGGTGAAACTACAAAGCTATTAATGACTTCTACTCCTAATGGGTTAAACCACTTTTGGAAAACATGTAAAGGTGCTGAAGAAAAGACTAATGGTTATGAATATGTAAAGGTGATGTGGTATGATGTTCCAGGACGTGATGAAAAATGGCGTAAGGAAACAATCGAGGCACTTGACCATGATGAAGAAAAGTTTAACCAAGAATACTGCTGTGAATTTATTGGAAGCTCTGGTACGCTGATTAGTGGTGCCAAATTGAAACAGCTTCTACATTCCAAACCACTGGTAGAAAGTGAAAACATTTACCAATATGAAGCTCCAGTGGAAGGTCATGCATATGTGATAACTGTTGATGTATCTAGAGGAAAAGGCCTTGACTACTCAACATTTACGGTATTTGATGTGACCGAAATGCCTTATAAGCAGGTTTGTACATATAGAGATAACTATATTAGTCCGGTTGATTTTGCATCTATTATATATAGAATAGGGCTCATGTATAATGAGGGTGCTATATTAGTTGAAACTAACGACATTGGCGAACAAGTTTCAGATGTACTCTTAATGGACTACGGCTATGAAAATCTTCTATTCACCGAACGCGCTGGTAGACAGGGCAAAAGAATATCAGGTGGATTTGGAAGAGGTACAGATAATGGAATAAGAACAACAAAAAGTGTTAAACAAAAAGGTTGTTCGATACTTAAAATGTTAGTTGAACAAAATCAACTCATTTTAGTAGATTATAACACAATACAGGAGTTATCACGCTTTTCAAAGAAAGGATATTCTTACGAAGCTGAACCCGGTTTTCACGACGACCTTGTCATGAACCTAGTCATCTTTGCATGGCTAACTGATGACAGATTTTTTAGAGAACTGACAGATATAAACACCTTGGCACAATTAAGAGAAAAGACCGAGGAACAGCTAAATGAAGAATTACTTCCCTTTGGATTTATTGATACAGGTGAACCAATAGGAGATGAACACGGTTGGGTAGATGTATCCAATCGTTCATTTGAGGTATAAACTTTATTTTTTATAAATAAAGGTGATAACTGATTATTAAAATAGGTTTTAAATAGATAATATTAAAGGAGAAATAATATGGCTTTTTCCGTAAGTCCTTCCGTAATAATTCGTGAAGTGGACGCATCAACAGCGGTACCGGCCATCGCAACACCACCTGCCGCTATTGCAGGTGTATTTAGATGGGGTCCTGTAGGCGAAGCAATCCTTGTTTCTTCGGAGAATGAATTAGTAAGTCGTTTTGGTGAACCAACCAATGATAACTATGAAACATTTTTCGTTGCAGCAGATTACCTTTCGTATGCAAATGCATTATATGTAGCTCGTGTTGATAATGGCGCAGTTACAGCTTCTGCTTCTGATACTTCAAATGCAAACACACAACTCCACACTTTCGGTGGTTTTGATGCATTGTATCCAGGCGCATTAGGTAATTCCATTGATGTTGCGTATGTCAAATCTGAGGATTTCTCAGATGTACTGATTGAAGTTTCTGACATTACTGCTTCAAGAATAACTGGAAACACACAAATTTCACAAACAATATCTTTCAATAGTAACACTACTTCATTTGAAGTTGTTCCTAATGACAGATTAACAGTTGCCGATATTAACGTAGGTGATATAATTAGAATTGGTAACGACTCTGTCGGTTATCAAGAACTTTCTTTATCTGCTATTACTGAAAGCTCACTAGATAGTGCCGGCGATCCGACATCAAACACTTCATTGATTACATCATATGAATATGCTTTCACATTTGCTTCAAATTACTTATTGACTGAAACAGATTTAAGTAAACTTTCACTTGAAAGAAAATGGAAACATTCAGGCGTATTTGGTAAAGCACCTCAAACTGATAACTATCATATTGCAGTCGTTGATACAGATGGTTCAATTACAGGTGAAACAAATGGTATTATAGAGCTCTTCTCAGATGTCTCTACAACTGCCGGAGCAAGATTATCTGATGGTACAACAAACTACTACGTAGATGTTATTGACCAAAGATCAAATTTTGTTCAAGTTGCAAATACTGCACACTTTGAATCAAAAACAATTGCGTATGAAAGTCTTGCAAATGGTACAGATGGTACTTCTGAAAGTGCAACTGGTCTAGGTGCTCTTGCTGAAGGGTATGATCTTTTTGCAAATTCAAACGAAATTGATGTTTCATTTGTTCTCCAAGGTAAAGGTGATAATGCTGGTAATCTTGCAAATTACATTATTTCTAATGTCACAGATTCCAGAAAAGATGCTGTTGCATTTATTTCACCATCTAAGGAAGCAGTTGTTGATGAAAACAAAACAAATGCTAAACTTACAAACGTAATTGCATATAGAAACGCACTTCAGAACAGTTCATACTGGTTTATGGATTCTGGTTACAAATATAGATACGACAAGTACAATGATGTATACAGATATGTCCCATTAAATGGTGACATGGCTGGTCTTGCTTCTCGTGTTGAACCTTATGAATCCCCTGCCGGTTTCCGTAAAGGTGTAATTAAAAATGTAGTTAAACTTGCTTTCAACCCAAATAAAGCACAGAGAGACCAACTTTACAGTGCAGAGGTAAACCCAGTAATGAGTCAAGTGGGACAAGGTATTGTTCTATTCGGTGATAAAACTGGTTTAGGTTTACCAAGTGCATTTGGTTCATTGAATGTAAGAAGACTATTCATTGCTGTTGAAAAAGTAATTGCTAATACAGCTGAATCATTCTTATTTGAATTGAATGATGAATTCTCACAAACACAGTTCAAAAATATTGTTGAACCATTCTTGAGAGACATTCAAGGAAGAAGAGGCATTGTTGATTTCAGAGTAATTTCTGATAGCACAGTAAACACACCAGCTGTGGTGGATCAGGGTAAATTTAGAGCCAATATCTTCATTAAACCAGCTCGTTCTATTAATGTAATCGAACTTACATTTGTTGCAACAAGAAGTGGTATTGAATTTGAAGAAATCGTGGGTTCTATTTAATAGAATAAATAATTAAAAGATAATTAGGAGAAACGAGAATGGCATTTAATATTAACGAGTTTAAATCACAATTAGTAGGTGGTGGTGCTCGGTCTTCCCTTTTCCAAGTGCAAATACTCAATCCTGTAGCTCCTGAGGCAGATTTTAAAGTCCCATTTATGGTAAGAACAGCTGGTATTCCAGCTTCTAACATAGGGTCTTTTGAGGTACCTTATTTCGGTCGTAATATCAAATATGCTGGAGACAGAACATTTGATGACTGGACAGTTACAGTAATTAATGATGAGGATTTTATTGTAAGAAACGGCATGGAGGCATGGATGAACGCTATCAATACTCACGATAGTAATGTTCGATCATTACCTCAGGATTATAAATCCAATGCCGTAATTACACAATATAGCAAAGATGGTGATGCAATCAGATCATATGTATTTGAAGGCATGTATCCAATAACTCTTGACCAAATTGATATGGACTGGTCAAATGTTGATGCTATAGAGGAATTCGGTGTGACATTTGCATACGACTTCTGGAGAGTTGAAGGCAGCACTGGAATTCCAACTACATAATTTAAAAAGGTGATATTTTGAAAATTTTTGGCTTTGAAATAAAGAGGGCCGGAGATGAAATCGAAAACGTACCGGTTTCATTTGCAGAGCCCTTAAATGATGATGGTGCAATTACAGTAGGTAATGCGCTAGGTGGTTTTTATAATACTATTTTGGATATGGAAGGTTCGGCAAAAACCGAATCTGAGTTAATTACAAAATATAGACACATGGCGATGCAGCCTGAAATTAGTCAGGCAGTTGATGACATCGTAAATGAGGCAATTAGTATTGATACTAATGACTCAGTAGTTGAAATTTCGTTGGGTGAAACTCAACTGCCCGAAAAGGTAAAAACTAAAATAACTGATGAATTTGATAACATATTATCATTATTAGATTTTACAAATAATGCTTATGATATGTTCCAAAAATTCTATGTTGATGGTAGATTAAATTATCATATCATCATTGATGAAGAAAATGTCAAGAAAGGCATTATTGAATTAAGGTATGTTGATCCTCGAAAGATTAAATTAATACGAGAGGTCGACAAGAAAGGAAAAGATAAACACTCTGGCGTTCCGACAAAAAGAGTAAAAAATGAATACTTTATGTATTCAGATACGGGATTCCAGAATACAAGCACTGGTGGTGTTGGTTCACCGGTTCCTGGTGGAACTACAGGCTTTAAAATTGCGAAGGATTCTATTGCTAGAGTTACTTCAGGATTAATGAATGAGAATAACAGTTTAGTGTTATCTCATTTACATCCATCAATTAAAGCTCTGAATCAACTTCGCATGCTTGAAGACGCTACGGTCATTTATACATTGACTCGAGCACCGGAAAGGCGAATATTCTATATTGATGTAGGTAACTTGCCAAAAAATAAGGCTGAACAATATCTTCGCGATATGATGTCCAGACACAAAAACAAGTTACAATACAATTCGTCAACAGGTGAAATAACAGATGCTCGTAAAATGTTGACAATGACAGAGGACTTTTGGTTCCCACGTAGAGGTGGTGAAAGGTCAACTGAGGTTGACACACTAGCTGGAGGTGCTGCTCAGGCTTTGAGTACAGATGAGAACCTTCAGTATTTTCAACGTAAATTATATAAAGCGTTGAAGGTACCTCTAACAAGATTGGAACCAGAAACACAAGCGACTTTTGGTCGTGCGTCTGAGATTACTCGTGATGAACTTAAATTTGGTAAGTTTATTCGTAGAGTAAGAACAAGGTTTTCTTGGCTATTCAATATAATGTTAGAAAAACAATTGGTATTAAAAGGAGTTTTAACACCGGAAGAATTTAACGAAATTAGAAATCAAATACGATATGATTTTGTAAAGGATAACTATTTTGAAGAATTGAAAGAAGCTGAGATTTTAAGAGAAAGATTAACAACATTGAGAGATGTAGCAGATTATACAGGCAAATATTTCTCTCACCAGTGGATTGTTAAAAATGTCTTACAGATGACTGATGTCCAGGCAAAAGATATGGAAGACGAAATTGAACAAGAAAGAGCTGCTGGTGCATTTGATGATGAAGATCAAGGTTTTTAATAAATAGTTAAATAGAATTAAATAGGGACTCAATATGAAACAATTTAAAGACATTCTTTCCGAGGTAGGCCAACCTAAGGCACCTGAAGAAAAGAGATTTAAAGGACAACATGAGATTGAGAAAATCGATCATCCTGTTGCTTTAGATCATCAATTCACAGGTGACATCGATGGTCTTACGCCAAAGAAACGCCCGGCAGATAATGCCAAAGGTGACGATGCAAAAGCATACGACCAAGCCTACAAAAAGAAAGTTTCTCAAACTCTACCTAAAAGAGGTAATACAATCGTTGTCGATGATGAAGAACTTACTGATGACTACGATTGGTCTGAAGAGCAATTGAACGCTCTTGCAGAAGCATTAGACAATTATGATTTAGAAGATCTTACAGAAGAAGAGATTGATGAAGTTATAGGTCGTGCCGCAAAAGCAATTGGTAGAGGTATTAAACGACAAACAATTGACAGATTTACAACTTCTGGTCAAGCAGATAGAGCTGAAAGACAAGCAGATAAGCTAGAAAAGAAAATGAAAGCTAAAGAACGCTTGAAAAAGGCTCAGGAAAGATTAGAAAAAGCTAAAGAGGCAATTCAAAAGGCTAAAGAAGCCGAAAGAAATGCTCAAAGATCTGAAAGTGTTGAATATCAATCCATTACTGAAATCCTTGGTTTTAAAAACAAGAAACCTGAGAACATGGGTGATGAAGATCCTAATGACGCTCCAGAACAAGAAGAAGGTTATAATGAATCAGCATGTGTTGAGGATATGATAAAACTTCATGCTTCTGGTTGTTCCAAACACGAAATGTATGAAAAAATCAAAGAAAAGTATGGCTGTTCAAAGTCAACTTTTGAAGGTTTATATGCTTCAAACTGTATGGGCGAAGAGGAAAAAGTTGAGGAAGAAACTGAAACAGACTCAGCTGATACTCTTGATGCTCAACCAGATGAAGCTCCAAAAGTAAAACAAGACAAACTATCACCTTCAGCTGTTGAAATCGGTGTGTCTGGTGGCAGAAAAATTAAAGTGACATTTAAAGAAATGTTAGATAAAATCAGCACAGAGGAAGAACTTCTAGAGAGTCCCCAAGAAGAAATTCCAATGATGATGAAACAACTACATTTCATTTGTTATGCTTCAGAAGAAATACAAGAATATTTAAAGAGTGGTGTTGACCCAGAAGAGTGGTGGCAAAATAAACTTGCTAGTGTATTTAGTAATGTTAAATCACTTTATGCATGGTCCAAAGGTGACCAACTTTCAAATCCAAAACCTAGCCCAATGTCAGCAGCAGCAATGTTTGATAAAGCAGGTATTTTAGGATTTGCAGAATCTACAAATAAAGAACTTGAAGAATCATCAATTAAAATATCTGGTTCAAGAGTCACAGCAAGACCAGGCCAAGCCAAACTTGATAATGGTAAAAGAATAAAGGTTGACAAAGATCAGGCTAAATTATTAACAGATTTCTTTAAACAGTTAAATACAAGAGATGCCAAAGATATGGCTGGTAAACTATTAAACGATGAAGAATCATATAATGAAGTTCTTCAATTTGCAGAAATAACTGTTGGTTAAGGGTATAAATAATACTTAAATAGGTACAATTATGAAACTTATATCAGAATACACAGAAGATTGCGAGATTATTACCGAGGCTGCCGAGAACGGCAAGAAATCCTTCTTTATTGAAGGTATCTTCATGCAAGGTGATATTAAAAATCGCAATGGCAGAGTTTATCCTTGCGACACTTTGGAAAAAGAAATGAATCGTTACTCAAAAGATTTCATTGAAACAAAAAGAGCGCTAGGTGAATTAGGACATCCCGATGGTCCAACAATCAACGGAGATCGTGTGTCACATTTAATTACAGAAATGAGACGCGATGGAAATAATTTCTATGGTAAGGCTAAGATTCTTGGCACACCAATGGGAGAAATTGTTAAAACGTTCATAGACGAAGGAGTAAAGATTGGAGTTTCGACTCGAGGTCTTGGTTCAGTAAAACAACTAAAAGATGGCGTAATGCAAGTTCAAGAAGACTTTCATTTATCTACAGTTGATATTGTAACAGATCCTTCTGCTCCTGATGCCTTTGTAAATGGCATTATGGAGAATAGAGAGTATTACTATGATATTGCTTCAAACACTTGGAGAGCTCAAGAAATAGCTGATGTTATTGATGAGATTGTAGAAGAGGTCGAAAAGAAAGTAAATCGTGTAGTACGAAAAATTGATGAAGAAACGGCAACAAGAATGTTTGAAACATTTATCCGTACTTTAAGAAACTCATAAATTATAAATAAAAACAGTCAAATTATAAATTGTTTTAAAAATTAATTGTTATAACAAATTAAAGGAGAAATAACAATGGCAGATGAAAAAAATTCATTCGTAGCCGACGACGGAATTTCTAGTGTTCCTTCACCTATTTCACCAGAAGGTGGAGAAGGTAAAAAGGACAAGTTAAAGAAAACCGCTGAAGACAAGCCTAAAGATGCAGTCGAACCTAAAAAAGTAGTTCCTGGCCAAGAAAAGGCCGGTGAACCTGTACCTACTGCGGAAGAGGTTGAAACAGAAGAAGTTGAAACAATCGAAGAGGTTGTTGTAGAATCTTCTATCGCTTCAGTAATCGAAGGCGAAGACTTATCCGAAGAGTTCAAGAACAAAATTAGTGTTGTTTTTGACGCAGCTGTTAACGAAGAAGTTAGCAAAAGAACAGAAACACTTAAAGAAGAATTAGAAGAGTCACTTGATAAAGAGTTATCAGAAGCAGTTGAGTCCAGAATGGACGAAGTTGTTGAGAACGTAGACAAGTATCTCGACTATGTTGTTCAAGAGTGGACAAAGGAAAACGAAATTGCAATCGAAAGTGGTATTAAGGTTGAAATGGCTGAATCATTAATGAATGGTTTAAAAGGTCTTTTCACAGAACACAATATTACTGTTGAAGGCGAAAGCGTTGACATTGTTTCAGAACTCGAAACACAAGTTTCAGACCTTGAATCAAAGAGCAATGAACTCGTAAATGAGAACATTGACCTACAGAGAGAAATCTCATCTTTCAAGGCAGAAAAAATATTTGACGAGCTTTCAGAAGGTTTATCTGAGAATCAGGTAGAGCGTTTGAAAGTATTGTCTGAAAAGCTTGATATTGAAGATTTAGAGTCTTATACCGAGAATCTTCAAGTAATTAAGGAGTCATTCTTTTCAAGCAAACCAGCTGTGGAAACACAATCTGATTTACAAGAAGAAAATGACGAAATTATTCTAGATGAACAGGAAGTCGTTAAACCAGCTTCTGATTACACATCTATTAATGCTCTTGTAGAGGCATTCAATCACAAGAAAAAGAATAATTAATTTTAACTTGGTTTATTGTAAATTAAATTAATTTTAATATAAAGGAGATCCAAATGGATAACTATACAAAACTTGTGGAAAAGTGGAGCCCTATTTTAGAGCACGAATCTTTTTCACCAATTAGTGACCAACACAAAAAAGCTGTAACAGCTACTGTGTTGGAAAACACTGAAAAAGCTTTGATGGAATCTGGCGATTTATCAGCCAACATGACTTCACTTTTAAGTGAGGCCGCACCAACAAACGCTGCATCTGCTGATGGCTTCTCAGGCTTATCAACAAACGCTGCTGCTGGTCCAGTTGCTGGTTATGACCCAATCCTAATTAGCTTAGTGCGTAGAGCCGTACCTAACTTAATCGCATACGATATCTGTGGTGTTCAGCCTATGACTGGTCCTACAGGTCTTATCTTCGCAATGCGTGCAAGATATGGTTCACAAGCTGGAGCTGAGGCTATGTTCAATGAAGCTGATACAGGCTTCGCTGGAACTGGTACTCATGCTAACACTTTACCAAATGCTAATACTCAGTTAATTACAACTGGTACTGGTATGGATACAGGTGCTGCTGAGGCTTTAGGTGATGGTGTTACTGACTATGCTGAAATGGCATTCTCAATCGAGAAAGTAACTGTTTCTGCTAAGACTCGTGCCCTAAAAGCTGAGTATACAACTGAATTAGCTCAAGACCTTAAAGCAGTTCACGGCTTAGATGCTGAAACTGAATTGGCTAACATCCTTCAAACTGAAATCTTAACAGAAATCAATAGAGAAGTTGTTAGAACAATTTATACAACATCTGTAGTTGGTGCTTCAAACACTGCTTCTGCTGGTGTATTCGACTTAGACGTTGATGCAAACGGTAGATGGTCTGTTGAGAAGTTCAAAGGCCTTATGTTCCAAATCGAGCAAGAAGCTAACGCTATTGCTAAAGGAACAAGAAGAGGTAAAGGAAACATCGTAATCTGTTCTTCAGACGTTGCTTCTGCTCTTCAAATGGCTGGTGTACTTGACTACACACCTGCTCTTAACTCTAACTCTTTAGAAGTTGATGACACAGGCAATACTTTTGCTGGTGTTCTTAACGGAAGATTCAGAGTTTATGTTGACCCATTCGCAGGCGGAAACTACTTAGTAGTTGGATATAAAGGATCATCTGCATTTGATGCTGGATTATTCTATTGTCCTTACGTTCCATTACAAATGGTTCGTGCCGTTGGTGAAAATAGCTTCCAACCGAAGATTGGTTTCAAGACTCGTTACGGAATGGTTGCTAACCCATTTGCTCAAGGCGATGTTTCTTCACAGGGACTTGGTTCATTGGCAAATAACGTCAACAAATATTATCGCAAGGTGCGCGTTACTAACTTATTCTAAGTTTAAACGTTTACTGAAAGGTAATAATAAAAAGAGTTTAGATTCACTAAACCACTTTAAAGAGGCCCTTCCTGGGCCTCTTTTTTTATTCCCAGATAAAGTTTTCCCAAGGTTCATAACAACCAGCAACTCCAATTGCTGAATTATCACACCCTCTTGCATCGTCCCAAAGCTCTAACTTGATTTTGTCAAACATATCTTTTGTCAGTTTGACCATGTTGACATTTTCCATAAAGATACACGATTTATAATCAATAGACATGGGCTTGACATCGATATGATTTTCTCCAAATTCCTTAATCATACCAGTATATCTCTTATTATCTAAGATGAATTGACACTGTTCAAAAGTATCACCAAATGTTTCTTGACCAAGTTTGGTCCATTTTTCAAATAATTTCATTATGCAATCTCCTTATAACCAGCAGCTTTACCATAGAAACCTAGGGATTCTAATTTTAAAACAATTTCATTAAAAGCAGCACCATTGCTGTTTTGAGGATAGATACCGACTGTCATTGGGTCGTCGATAAACAATTGACAATTTTCCCACATTGGGTTATTGGAAATATAATCATTGATGATTTTCTTTCCTTTTTCAAAGAGATTCTCGTCTCTAGTTCTGACTTCAAAATCAATAATTTCATAACCATCCATAGTTAAAGATGGTTCAGGTTGATTTCCTAATACTCTCACATTCAATTCCATTAACAACTCCTTTTTCATTAATTTTTTCATTTTATAAGTATATTATACTATAAAAGCGAACAAATGTCAACACGTTTACTGTAAAAATGTACGCCTATTTTGCGCCTTACTTATCGTAATATGAGCGGACTAAATAGACACGAATGTATGCGAGAATTGTCATTACAGCCGAGATTAGAATACTCAGCGTGAAAGGGTCTGTGATTTCCATTACGGAAATGAATAACCACAAAAAGAAAAGATTTAAAGGATAATTGATAACGAGACCAGTACCTACTGTCATAGCGGTCTCTTTATGTTTTTGTTTTGTTCTTTGGTTCATAATACAGACCATACCAGATTTAAACAACCTTTGGTAAATGCTCCCTCATACCAAAGTATTAACATTGCTAAAATTGTAATAGCTGTAAAACACCACACGATTTCTCTTATTAATTGTATCATATCTCTCATAATCTGGCAGCCCGTAGGAGAATCGAACTCCTGTTGCATGGATGAAAACCATGTGTCCTAACCACTAGACGAACGGGCCCAGTATACAAATCGGCGGACCTTCCATATACGCCTATCAAAGGTATGTCAAGATCCGCCTTGGTATTGAACTTCTCACTCACAATCGTCATTTGTTATTTGAGCCGGGCTACCGGACCTGATGACTAATCAGGGATTTCAAACTACCTAAAACTTAAAATTTGGGGCGGTGGAATTTGTGTTAACGCAATTCGTTAAATAATGTGGAATTGTTAATCTTAAATTCCTGCCGCTACCCCGAGCTTTGAGCCCCTATTATTGAAACTCTTAAAAAATCGTAGGTACGTCTCTCGGACTTACATGGTACTCGTTAATCCCAGTCTCGGTTGGTAGCATCCATGTACTACCATCTCTGCCTAAAGGGAATAAAGCCTGGACTGCCGTCCTGTATTCCTCGGTTTCCTTGCGGGGAAGGTGAGGCTCTTCCTTTTCCATTACGCCCCTTCCCTAGATTATAGTACTTCATCTTGTGTTTCCGCACTAGTTTGGGGACTTCTGTATCGAGCGTTTCTTCATACACGGAGACGCTTTCATACCCACTATATTGATTCGTTCTGACCCGTATAATTACATGCATTCCTGCATCGGCCTTCCCATTACTTCGGGCAATACCAACTTTGTACTTCGGTTGATATCCCCGGCTCAAGCTGCCGGTCGGGTTGTCCACCTATATCTTTGAGCCTTCCGATTGATAAGATCTTCTATTCGACTCAGGTTATCCATTCACCAATTGTCTCTGTTGGTGGGGTGGTTCC